CTGCCGGAGCCGGGGGTTTTGCAGGAGCGGGAGCCTGCGGTGGAACCGCCGCTGGAGGTACTGCTGTTGGGTCTGGCATTTTACTCTCCTTGGCAGGATATTTAACGGCTATCCTGGTGCCGAGCAACGATTTGAAGGTTCGTTGAAACCTCTAACAAGCCACGGTGTAACAACCTGTGGCAATTAGGACACAAAGATACAACATTCAAAACGATATAACCATTCTTCTTCTCTAAACGATGTTTGTCACACGGGCCTGTCCAACCACATATAACGCACTTATTAGTTGACATCAAACACACTTGTTTACCCACCTTCCTAAAATCTTTAGAAGAAGGATGTCTTGTAGGGTCTTGAAACCTTTCTTTGCAAGCACAAGAACCACACCTTAAACTTCTGTGGTCAATCTCCTTACCGCAATCCCTACAATTATTAACTGCCCATCTAACAAGCATGGTTACTCCTCACGTTCAATTACATCTTGCGGGAGCCGCTTGACTTTCTCCCAAACTTGAATCTCTAACTGGAGCCTCTCCAGTTCAAGGGGCGTACAGGTTCTTAGCCTCGACTCAAGTGCCTTCAACCTGACATCTATCTCACTGCAAACTTGTTCCCATAGGACGGAGGAATGAATCTCTTTAGCTTTTTCAATATCCACTTTGAGCTCCTGCTGGTTGCTGTTCCTCTTCTCCCGGAGGAGCTCCTAACATCTCAAGTTTAATCTGGTCTGGAGTAGCTCCTTCGGCTAAACGTTGGCGAATGATATCTTGCTGTTGGGGGTTCAATCCACCCGGCTTCACTAACGTCGGTTGCGGAGGATTAAGTAGTTTGTGGATGTCTCGAAATCCCATCAATTCAGCAATACGTTTATTTATTTCAACACGATTAACTGTCGGGTCGTTTGTGGTAAGCTCTTTGAACCTCAAAAGCTGGCCAATCTGCATCTCTTTGTTGATTGTTTCAGACACGCCAGTGGGTATGAACTGAACCCTGGCCTGGATTATCTCCGGCCGCACTTGCACCGGCTGTAAGGCACCATTCGCACTGGTAATGCTTATCCACTCCGGAAGAACCATGAACTGCTGGAGCATGGAAAGATACAAATACGCCAGGTGTGAAACGAACTCAGTCTCCAGCTTCTTTAACACCGGCTTGAACCTGGCACCTGCGGCACTCTGAAGAAGGTTGATGCCCATGGCCGTACGATGCTGGCCTTCTTCAGTGGGCATGAGTTGAACTACAGCTCCGGTTGATTCACGGAAATCCTGCTTGGCTATTTCCTCTTCTTTATAGGACGACTGCGTAACGTCCGGAATATCCATCCACCTGATTGATGTAACGGTATCAGAGACCTTATGCCATTGACCCGGTTTCGATACCTGGAGTTTCTTGGTGTTGATGAGGGTGTCATTTCCATTATAGAATCCTTGTTTGTTGAGAACGAGGTCTACGTTATCTAGGCGTTGGTTGACAATCTTGTTCAAGCGTTCCTGGGTAGGTTTACCTATCTTTCCGATTCCAATACCAAACCAGCTCGGGTTCGGGTCTTCAAATAGGGTGAGTTTGCAATACGGCGGAAGCTGATGGTTATAAGGGTTAGGAATGTTGCGGGCTTTAACGGTACGGTTCACAACAATTATCCACTGGGGAATGGCTTTCTTAGTCATCTGCTTGCCATCCTTCTCGTAGTTGTAGTCATACGGCCCCCAATAGGTGAGAAGCTCATACTTCTCCTTGTCCTTCAAATCCATCTTATTCCCATGCTCATCAAGAACAACGCTGGGAGTTGAAACCACTGATTTTGAATCAAGGGCTTTCTGGAGGTCTTCAAACTTAAACCTGGGATTATCCGCAAGCTTCTTCAGGTACTCCGCATCACAGAACTGCCTGCGGATAAGCGGGAGACCATCATCCATGCGTAACTTGGCCGGGTGAGGATAAATCTCGAAGAAGTTGACAACCTTACAGTCCGGCCGGTTGTTAATTAGAGCCATGTAACGCTCCTGGGTCATGGGGTCTATCTGCCAGGCTCTCTCTACCATCCAGGGAGCCTCAACATACCCGGTCCCGAACAAAGTAGATTGGGTCATAGCCTTGATTGCTTCCACGCTCACGTTAGACTGCCGGAACTTATGCTCAATGAGCCCTTTTATGACAATTCCCTGCTGTTCTGTGGCCGGATGGAAGGTTAAGACCTCAAAAGGAGCGTCATTAGGGAATAAAGCGGAATGGAGCTTAGGAGTGACTGTTTGCTCCGCTTCCACCATCATGGGAACGTGAACGGCGTTCTGCCAATCAAAGTACCGTTTGGGAGGTTTATTGCACCAATAGTCATAAATCTCCTTAGCCTCGTCAAAACGGTCTTTACAGGCCTTTTCATAGCGTTGGAACTCATCAACTACGAAATCTACGCACTTCTTGTCGTTATCGCTTATATTGTCCGGCATATTTCACCTTATAAGGCAAATCTTTATTGATTGGCCTTCCCGTTACTAAAGAGATTCCCGTACGTTCTTGGGCCATTTTAGCCGCTTCTTTAGGCGGTTTGCCCTCTAAAAGTAACTTTCTGTACTCTTGCTGTGCTGTATCGCCCATTATTTCCTCATCTTCGCCAACGTTTGGGCTAATCTGCGAGAATGGTTAAACTCGTCATTCTCAACTTGCTTAATACGGTTACAGCGATAACGCTCTATATTTGCGTGATATTTCTCAGTAAACTTCGTCATTTTCGCATCTTTGCAAGGGTTTGTGCAAGTCGTGCCCGAGCCCCCAGTTTTCCGCCCTTTTCCGCAGCTGCTGCAATCTTCGACTTCGGGATTTTTTCGCCTGCCGGGACTCCCAGCTGTCTGTGTAACGCTCCCGGACGCTTAATGGCCTTTTGAATCCATTTTTCCCCACTTCCACCCTCCCTAACTACTGTTGCCATCAGAACCTCCCTGCTTTGGAATCTCCGCCTTCGACAAGAGAGAGATACGAACTGGCAGCCGGTTGCTGAGTAGGGTACTTGGTGTAATCTCCGGTGTATCTTATCTCCTCTTCCTCTTGTTCTTGGATGATGTAACGCGGCCCCCAGTTATAAATGTAACGAAGGCAGTCCATAAAGTGGTCGTTTTTCTTCTTGACCTGCTCTTTGAGCTCATATTCCTCTTTATTCCGCCTAAAGTTGTCCCAAATGTAGTGCTGGAACTCGTAAATCGTCTGCGAACACTCACGGGAAACCCGCAGCTGAGGAATCTCTGTCTTGACCAGGTGGGAGTACCTGGGCTTAAGTGCCTGGCGGATTCGGCTTTTCCCCAGCTGCGGGTCGCTGTTGGCTCTCTCGCAGTAAATACCGTACTTCATAAGTTCTTTTCGTATGTTCATGGAGGCGAAGGTCCCGGGGTCTTTGTCGTTATGGGGGTCGATTAACCTCACCCGGGCTTTCTGTTCGCCTTCCTGAACGTTGATTGCATGGGCTATTTGCTCAATATCCATGTCTTTTAACCACAATTCATCATAAATGATGTGGTTATCATTGTTATCCACAGCCATCCACAGAACTGCTGTTGGCATCCTTTCATGTGGGTCTACGGCCATGTACCGGCTCCAGGTCGGTTTAATTAAGGGAGGCTCACAAATATGTATACTCGGATTGAACTCCTTGTACACTAACCCAGTAAGATGCAGGAACCTCCCATGGAGGCGGGCTTCTTTTTCCTCTTCGGTAAGATTTGCCTCGAACTCCCGTATCGCATCTTCACTTATGTGCGGGTTATCCCTAATATCGGTCGTTACGACCGTTATACGCTTATTATCAGACACAGTGTATATCTCATCATAAATCCAGGGCTGGGTAAGGGGGGTCAGAGTCAGCCAGGCCCTCCCTTTATAATCAACCAACCCTCTTAAGGTTGCTATGTATTTATCTCTGGGAGGCGGCTCATCAAACCAGGCGATATGCCCTTTCCAGCCCTCGAAGCTCTCAACTGCCTGTTCGTAGGTCAAGATGTCAAAGACCGACCCGTTCTTCATGTACCACTTTACGGGTATACCCAGCGGATTACGTTGTTTCTTGGCAATAAGGCTGTTATCCAGCCATTCCTCTAGGAAAGGGATAATCACTTCCCCTACGCCCTTCCCGTAATCTGTCGCAACTATGCGTCCCTTAATGGGATACAAGTACCT